ATCCTCAATGGCTGTCCAAGATCCATCACTGTCTTGTGCATCTAGCCATGTAACTTTTACCATTGGAATATCATTAATATCCATATTACTTCCTTAGATTCATTAAACTTTTAGCTCCTCTTATTCCGAAGCTACTAGATATAGCTATAAATAAAAGATATTGATACCAGTCAGGAAGCTCATGTAGAGCTTTAAAGGCTATACCAACTCTTTCAATTATTGATACATCATTTACAGCTATAGCAAAACCAATCATAAAAATAGGGATAGCTAATATAATTGTCCAGAACTCATCCTTCCAAGAGTTAGCAGATGCATCAGCCATTTTAGATTCCCAATCTGCATTGTTTTCTATAACTTGCATTTTAGCTTTATGCTTGGCTTGTTTTTCTTCTTGTTTATTTTTTAAATGAGTACCTACTAAATTAGTTACAGGTCCAATAAGAGAAGTAAAATTAAACATATTAGTAACACCATATCACAGGAGTTGTTTCTCTAATGTCTACATGAACAAAAGTCTTAGCCACTCCTATGCCATTAAAACCAAGCTTTAAAGCTTCTTCAATAATTTTTCTGCGTTGAGCACCACCTGAAACTTTAATATCTGCTGCAATACCTTGAGCGTGTGTGCCTGCTTTAGCTTTTCTTTTTTCAATACTATGATTAGGACTTCTATATCCTGAGTTTACTCTAAATGAAAAACCACAGGCTTCTCTTAACTTATCTAATCTATGTATAAATTCTTCTTTAATTTGATTCTCTCCTGTCTCTTGGCAATCAAACTCTTTTATGCTAAAATATTTAAAATCAGACATCAATTAAACCTCCTTCTGAAAACATTGGTCGCCCTTGAAATATATCTTTTTTCATTTCTTCTGTTAATTCTAATACATAAAAAGTTGAAGTATCTCCTCCATCATTTACCGCAACAGATCTTAGTTTTACTTCTTCATTATAATCTTTTCCAAATTTCTTTAAGGTTTTTAAGAACTCTCCATCATATAATTTTTGAAGATTTTTAACATTTTTTGATACTAATGCTTCATTTTCAGAATATCTAGCTACTTGATTTTTTCCTGTAGTTAAAGCAATAAAGGAATTATTGTTTTCTGCAGCTTCAATTAATGCTTTATTTAAAGCTAATTTATGGAAGCTCTTTTTAAAAGGTGCTTTAGTAGGAGGCGTTACATTTTTAAGAGATGCAACAACTGTAAAACCTAATTTTTTATCTTGTTGTTTTAATTTTTTTATTAAATCATCTTGATTTTTATTTACTTCGTCAGATAATTTAGCTCTTTTCTTGTTAAGAGCATCTCTTTTTTCATTTTCTTTAAAAAGTAAATTTCTAAGTTCATCTTGAATATCATCTAGTTGTTTATACAACGGATTGTTTTTAACAACATAATTAGTATATTCTTTATTAAACATATTAATAGCTTCAATAGAAAAATTTTGTTTTAATAAATCTTCACTTCCATATTTTTCAACAAAAGCTTTTTTGCCTAAATGGACAGATATTTTGCTTGTTCGGTGGTGTGCTGGGCAAAGTGGTAAAATGTCAAAATGTGAGGGTCTCAGACCCATTCCTGTATGCTTTCTGATGTGATGTATCTCTGCTGGTTTTACTAATCCATCAATCT